TAGACATTGATACAAGCCACGCAAGTTTTAGCCTAGCAGACATGCAAGCCGCTAACTTTATTGGTAGTTTGACAGGAAATGCTGCAACAGCAAGTAAATGGGCAAATACTCGCACTATTACACTAGGTGGCGATCTAACTGGTAACGTAAGCATTGATGGCAGTGAAAACGTAACACTTACTGCAACCATTGCAGCAAATAGTGTTGCGCTAGGTACAGATACAACTGGTAACTATGTAGCAGGATTAACTGCTGGTAATGGCATTGCGGTCACTGGTACTGCTGGTGAAGGTTGGAGCCCAACAGTAACACATAGCAACACAACGAGAACAGACACAACAAGTGCAGGCACACTAACACACGGCGGTACATTTACTGCCGTTGATAGCATAACATCAAATGCCCTAGGTCACGTTACTGCTATTAATGTTAAAACATTGACAATGCCTTCAGATACTAATACAACATACAGTATTAGTAGTGAAACTGTAGCTGGCGGCGCAAATTTACGACTAACAGGAAGCGATTCGTCAACTGACGATGTTAAAATTGCCAGTGGTACAAACGTAACCGTAACACGTACTGATGCAAATACTATCACAATTAGTAGTACTGATACAAACACAACCTATAGTGCAGGAACTGGTTTATCTCTAACAGGTACAGTTTTTGCTAACACAGCACCAGATCAGACAGTCGTATTGACAGGAAGTGGTGCTACATCAGTAAGTGGTACATATCCAAACTTTACAATCAGTAGTACTGATACAAATACCGTATACACGCTACCTGCTGCGACATCAACAGTACGCGGCGGCATTGAGTTGTTCAGTGACACTGTTCAATCAGTAGCAGCAACCGCAGTAAGTGCTACAGCAAGTAGAACATACGGTGTACAGGTAAACTCAAGTGGACAAGCAGTAGTTAACGTGCCATGGAGTGATACAAACACAACTTACACCGCAGGAACTGGCTTAACACTATCTGGTACACAATTCATTAACGCAGCACCAGATCAAACTGTTACACTAACAGGAAGTGGGGCTACATCAGTAAGTGGTACATATCCAAACTTTACAATCAGTAGTACTGATACAAATACAACATATGGCGCAGCTACAAGTACAGTACTTGGTCTAATTAAACTAGAAGACGACACAGTTCAATCAGTTGCAGCAACCGCAGTAAGTGCTACAGCAGGTAGAACATATGGCGTACAAGTAAACAGTGCAGGTCAAGCAGTTGTTAACGTACCTTGGGTTGACACAAACACAACTTATGGCGTAGCTACTACAAGTGCAAATGGTCTGATGTCTTCAACAGACAAGAGCAAGCTAGATGGTATCGAGTCAGGGGCAACTGGTGACCAGACTGCGGCTGAAATCCTGACTGCAATCAAGACTGTGGATGGTGCAGGTTCCGGCCTTGACGCCGACCTGTTGGATGGCTTAAGCAGCGCATCTTTCTTGCGGGCTGATGCGAACACTGCGACCACAGGATATTTACAAGCAGAAGGGTTTGTGAACACTGCTGGAGGATCACTTTCTATCTTCAACCCTCAAGGCGCAAGCTATGCGACCACCACCACCACGGTAACTGGCGCTATCAAAATCACTTTGCCGCAATCATGGACCAATACCATGATGCGAATGACTATTCGTATTTACGAATATGCAACAAATGAAGCGTTTGAGGTTGTTTGTGGTGGCTATAACTATTCGCCAAGTGCAACTTGGGCCAATAGTCCGTTTGCTTATATCATCGGATCGCCAAATGTGAACCGCAACTTCACTGTGCGTCTTGGGCATGATGGCACATATTGCTGCGTTTACATCGGTGAAACAACAAGCACTTGGTCTTATCCACAGGTTGCAGTAACGCATTTTGTTGCTGGTTATAGCAATTACGATGCGGACCAATGGAACGACAACTGGGCTGTTGGTTTTGCAACGACACTTGGGACAATCACAGCCACGATTACCAACTCTGAGATTGGCCGTTATTTGGACGGTAACGTGGTTTGGCATGGCGGTAACGATGGCGCTGGATCAGGCCTAGACGCTGATACACTTGACGGCGTGCAAGGTGCTAGTTTCTTACGCAGCGATGCAACTGATACCGCGAGCGGTGTTATTACATTCAGTAATGCCACAGCATCAACATCAACAACTACTGGCGCAGTGAAGATTACTGGCGGATTAGGTGTTGGCGGAGCAATTTATGCCGGCGGTGATGTTACAGCTTATTCAGACGAACGACTAAAAGACAACATTGAAACAATCACAAATGCAGTAAATAAAGTTGACCAACTACGTGGTGTTACATATACACGTAAAGAAGATGGCATTGCTTCAACTGGTGTTATTGCGCAAGATGTGGAAAAAGTTCTACCACAGGCAGTAACAACTGATGAAGATGGTATGAAGGCCGTTAAGTATGGCAACATGGTTGGCTTGCTAATTGAAGCAATCAAAGAACAAAACGAAACAATTAAGGGTATGCAAGCAGAGATTGCTGAACTTAAGGCTAGACTTAACAACTAAGTTATTGTATAGTAAAAATTAAATAAATATACTAGTATGCAGAGTTGTATACTTTTAACGTTAAAAGTAAAATGAGGAGTCTCATAAATGGCATTACCAGCAACGGGTGCGACAATTACAATGGGTCAGGTTCGCGACTATTTTAGTTTGTCAGGCACTGTGACTCTATACCAGTTGGGTACTTTCATTTCACCAAGTGTAACAACAAACATTTCATTGTCAGCAACATTTGGCGGATGGCAGAACCCTAACTCAACAGGGGCAAGTCCATAATTTATGATTTAAGAGCGTTGTCTTCATTAGTGTTGACAACGTTCTTCTTTCACATTATAAATAAAATTACATAAAAACTCAATAAATTCACAGGAGAAAAATATGAGTATTAGAACACGATTTGAAATCGAGACATTTCTATTAGGCGCACATCCTACTAAATCTCGGCAAGCAAAACAACTAGTAACCGAACTAGAACAAGCAAAAGCACAAGACCATCCAGATCTTCCAGTACTAGAAGCAGTATACGCAGACTTTTCATCAGAAAATGATGTTGAAGCACTACTATCAGCAATTGAAACTGAAGAAGAAGAATACTGGGTTAAGCGTCTAGCAAGACTAGCTGCAATTGATATTCTAACAATTGGTAAAGTACAGCCAGAACATATGAACTATATGGCAGCACTAAGTGATGAAGCATTCGCTGCATGTGTTAAGAGTGCTTCACTGATGGCTAAAACAATGAACGAACAAGTTCGTGAAATTGAAGCAGAACTAAGCTCAGAACTTTCAGAATAAGTTAAAACATGGTATCGATACCAAACTATCTATACCGTGCAGATAAGAATGCGCGAGTTGCGATATGCGTTCCTGTGCGTGACTACGTGACTGCCGCGTTTTCTTTCAGTCTCGCTATGCTCTTAAAAAAGTGTGGCGAGACTGATCGTAAAACATCATTACATATGGTAATGGGCAGTGAGATAGCAAGTCAACGACAGCAACTAGCAACTGAAGCATTATCTACAGAATGCACACACATTCTTTGGCTTGATAGCGATATGCGTTTCCCCAATATTACATTGGAAGCACTATTATCACACGACAAAGATATTGTTGCGTGTAATTACAGCACACGTGTAGAGCCACATATGCCAGTAGCATTTACTAGCAAACAAAACATGGGTGAAAGACTTGGTGCAGATGTAGGATTAAATAAAGTAGCAGCCGTTGGAATGGGATGTATGCTAGTAAAACGCAATGTTTTTGAAAGCATGTCACTACCTTACTTTGGCGTTGAATGGAATCAAGACTATACGAGTTTGATTGGTGAAGATTTGTATTTTGCTAACAAAGCAGATCTTGCTGGATATGATATTTGGATTGATTCAGATTTAAGTAATAGAATTGCTCACATAGGAACAAGAGCATACACATTAGAGGGTGATTGTACATGATTAATTTAGAGAGATCAGCATTATTTGACTACAAAGGTCAAACTGTAATCACACCTTGGGACAGATTAAAGAAACACATTTTTCAATCATATCCAATACACATGACAGACCGCGTCATTACAGAAGATCATTTGTTAGAAATAGCACGTGAATATGAAGACCGTGCTGACATGATTTGGATTGTAGATCAAAGCATTAAAACAGTAGCGGACTTTCCATGGCATTACCGCCCTAGTGATCTTGGTAGAAACTTTATTCATGAATTCCCAAGAGTGACACGCAGAAGTAAACGTCCAATGCTTTGGGGAGATGTAAGACTAGTGCCAACAGGCGGAGTAGCACACGGCACTTTTAAAAACAAAATCATTGCCACATATCATGAAGCAGACTTTGACATTGTAATGTTAAGTTATCATGAAAGTGAAGCAGATGCAAACTATCAGAGACTGGTAGCACGTTTCCCAGATATTAAACACGTTAAAAACGTTAAAGGCATTGCTGAAGCACACCGCGAAGCAGCACGTATTGCTGAAACTGAAATGGTTTGGATCATTGACGCTGACGCAGACATCCTGCCTAGCTTTAACTTTGATTATATTCCGCCAATGGCAAATCGTAAGAATACAACGTACAGTTGGTTTGCACGTAATCCAGTAAATGGATTGGAATACGGATACGGTGGTATCAAACTTTTCCCACGCGAACAACTATTGGAGATGGGACACGAACTACCAGACTTTAGTACTGGTGCAGCATTTTACCAACCTGTTCGCGATGTTGCTAACATTACTAGCTTTAACAAGGACCCATTCCGCACGTGGCGTAGTGCCTTTCGCGAATGTGTTAAACTGTCAAGTAAGATCAATCCTAACCAAAAGGATAGTGAGTCAGAAGAACGACTAGAGACTTGGTGTACTGTTGACAATGGCGCACGTTTTGGCCGCTATTGTATTAAAGGTGCTATTGAAGGTCGTGAATACGGTATTGCTAACAAAGACGATGTTGAAGCACTAAACAAGATTAACGACTTTGAATGGTTGCGTGAACGCTTTGTTGAAAGCATGAAACAGCGTACAGTCAGAACAGATGATTAAAATAAAGAACCCGCCTAGTGCGGGTTTTTTGTTGAAAAAAATTCAAAAAAAAGTAAAAAAGGCGTTGACAAACCAAGACACATTGCTTATATTAGTATTGTAGGAAGCAAAAGGAACCTAGCTCATGATGACCTTCGAAGAGATCAGCAAAGACCACTTTATCGCTACCAATAGCATCAAATCAGTTCGTATCTCAAAAGTATACGGCGGTAACTGGATGTTGTTTACTCCTGAAGGTCGGTTGCTTGACGAGTTCACTTCTGCCGGTCCTTTTGTAGAATTTGAAGCTGCTAAACGCAATGCAGAAATGAATGTTGGTATGTATATCAAGTTTGAGGAGACTGTATAATGTCCTACAATAAAGAAGCAGTTGAGAAGGCAATCAAAACTTCTCGAAAGCCTATCTCTGGTAAAGAAGCAAAACTCATTCATGCTCTACTGAAAGGTCGCAAATAATGTATCGTGTAAACTTTAACATGGCTGGCTTCGTGTTTGACGAATATTTTGATGATTACGCTGATGCACAATCGTTTGCAAAAGATCGACAAGCAGTTGGGTTCCAAACCCTAATCACAAAGGTAAAATAACATGGCATATTACGTTCGTGTAGATGGTGAGATTGTATTAATTGCTACTCGTAAATCTGATGTTGACGATTTGGTAAGATCAATGAAATTCGACCCAACTATAAAATCAAAAAAAGTTACAGTTTCTGAAGAATAACTCTTGACAATGTCAAGACACATTGCTTATATTAGTATTGTAAGCGTTAGAGAAAAGGACACGCGAAATGACTAAGATTGATACTAAAACTAAACTTGAATACGTTGCACTGATAATTGAAGAAGTTAAAAAACTTGGTTCCGACTTTGTTTTCCGTAATCAGATTACTCACATGCTTCTTGACATGGGAATTGAACCTAATGGCTACATGTTCAAAAAACTTGAAGAAAGTTCATTAGTCAATGAAAAAATCAAAGTCAAAGGCGCGGTCAAGTACGCTTAATTGAAACTATCAAGCCAATTAGAACCATCCGCAGCACAGTTGTTGTGGATGGTTTTTATTTTCTTTATGATATCTTTATTAAATAATTGTGCCTTAACACCAGGATGCAGTGGACGCGGCCAGTTACCAATTTTAACCCAGCAAAAGCCATCGCTTTCGTTATTCAATACTGGTACAAACTCTTCGTATACAGCGACAACAAAAGTATTGTAAGTAAACTTTTTATCAGGACTTGTAAACTTATTCAGCGGATAAACTTTTTCCACACCTGGTAACATACCAATCTCTTCTTCTAGTTCACGCAATAATGTCTGTATAGGACGTTCAGCCTTCTCGCCCTTACCTCCAAAGAAGCCCCAGGTGCGAGGGTGACTAGATTCATTACTACGCTGTTGTAGCATAACACGCCCAGTATCAACTGCTAAAAATAAACAACCACTGGCTTGCAATGTTACACCTTAACCGCATTAGAATATATCATGGTTTTAAAATCTTGCCATTTGTACATTGCGTTTGATCTATGCAGTGGCATATACCAAAACCAATAAGTAGTACCAAAATCATTAAACTTGCTAGTGTTCATATGACCAGGCATATCTTGCTTATTCCAGAACATCTCTTCCATACGTTGATATATAAGTTTCGCATGATAATTGGTTATCTGCATCGGTTCTAAATCAAGTAACGACTCTTCTATTTCTATATCATCCCTAGTTTCGTGTAATTCTCTAATAAAACCAAAACTATTTACGTCTCTAGATAATTGATGCCTGTTATTATTTAATATAGTTTCTAATGCATATTCAGGTCGTTCATAAGTAATAGGAGATTTAGTTATTATAACTTTTGATACGTTTGGATATTCATCTACTAGAGCCGCAATATGTATTGGCAAAAAAATTAAATTAAAAAAACTAATTTCTATATGTACTACATCAACAGACGGCATCACTTCTACTAACCAGTCTTGACTATTCTCATAAAAATCAGGACCTTGGCGTGCTAGCATTTCATGTATACACATATGCCCTAGATAATCTATATGATTTAATCCATTCTCGTCTGTCCAGTATGCCATTATAGATATATCCTCCAATAACCCGCCTTATAAACACCTTCGTAACTGTTGAACCAGTCAGTGCCATTCCACTCCAATTGGTCAGCTGACGTAGCGTTATAAACATAATGTTGCCCACTAATACTTGAAGCATCAAAAACAACAATCCAGCCGCTGCCGTTGTACTGAACTATATCATTAACTTTACCATCAACAGCACCCCAAGCCCCGCCAGTTGGCATATCACTCTGTAACAAATATCTCTGTCCTGCTTCCGCCACTGGCACAACTCCATCTCCTGGAAAGTTTCTAGCAGGATTAATAACACCTGTAATTGGCGATAGTGTGTTTGACGGTAATGTATCAACATCAATGTCAACTATTAATGCATTAGGATCAGTAGGATGATAACTCAAACGTCCAATGATGTCGTTATCTGTGTCTCCTGGATTATTTGATTTACGCAGACGGAGTTGACTAATACCTTCTCGTAATGCACCAAACGGTATTAGAGCATTTTGCCATTCAAGAGTGTTGCCACCATCATCAGTTGTTCCACCGGCGCTGTTTAACAAGTAGGCATTTCCGTCAATATAACGCAACTTACGATCTTCAAATGTTATGACAGTATATTGTAGTGTTGAAGTATCAAATGGCTCTTGATTTTTAAACGCATCTAAATCAGCATCATCAAGGTTATACAGTTCATTTAAAACAGTGTGAATAAGTTTTTGTTGCTTTACTTTCGCAGGCGGGTTAATCCAGATAGGCATTTCAAATGTAAGTGTAGCAACATCAATAATATCGTCAATACTACTGCCAACACTGCGACTGCTCCAGATGGTGTTTGTCATTTCAACATACGCAAGTCTTGACCAATCAAGCCCATTGCTGGTTGTCTGAATGTTTAGTGTTGGGTTAAACAGTACAAGTATCTGCTCAAGTAATTGTAATTTCTGATCAGTATTACTGGTCCAGACATCACAATTCATTACCAGCTTATAAGGAACTGGCATGTGTCTTTCAACAGTATATGTTCTACCTACCTCATTTAAATACTCACCAGTGGCTGGATCAATCTTCTTTTCATATATTGGTAATTTTTCTATATGTGTTTGGTCCATGCGATATGATGGACTCATGTCTAAACTTGTCACATAGCAGCTTACAAACGGAACAGTGTTGGTAACGTTCTCGCTGTTTTCACGCTGAATGTGTGCTGCCATACGGCTAATATCACCATAACGAACAGGCACCTTTTGAAAGATCGGAAACCGATCATCGCTAACACCCATTTGCACACTAAATCCACTAAACAAGCGAATGAACTGTTGGATATATCTGCGTATTTGTTTATCGTAAAAGTAATCTGCCATCATTCAAAATCCGTCTTTGGTGTTATAACTTGACTCAGTGGCTGACGTTCTGGGAACTCTTGATTGTCCACAACAGTTGTGTTATTGTTGTTAATAAAGCTACCTGCGTTGTATGTTCTATCACTCCAAGTAACATCGCTAATATTGTCGTATAGTCTATGCCAACGACTACCACGGAATACAAACAATCTGTTTGGAGTAAAGTCTGTTCTTATAAAGTAATCGTCATCGTTTGGCTCCTGTGGGAACTGATCGCCAGTCTGAATAGTTTCGCCATGATCATATTCTTCAGTGGTATCTGCTACTCCAAACAAATGTTCAGCCAGTGGAATACCCAGTGGATCAGCAGCCTCAGCACTTGCTACAATAGCATCACTAATATTGATCTCTGTTTTGTAGCTACTAATTTTGTTCTTTAAGCTATCTGGATCACCAGCAGTACCAAGAATGTCAGCGTATTCTTGTGTATCTGTAAGTGGGCTAACTTTAACCCGCCAGATATGCGGATACCAGGTCTGACTAAAACCTTCACTACCACGGTTGGCGTCCTGTACTACATAAAACTTGTTTACAGCATCACGATCATGATTTAACAGCAAGTCATCACGCAAGTGCGGCAACTCAAATACATCACCTGGCATAATCTTACGACCTAACTTTTCAACCATGTCGTTAATGTGGAATGTAATAAACAGTGTATCGTTTGTCAGGAACAACCCAAACTGGCTCAAGTCAAAATCATTGTCACTTACGTTGTATACGCCACGTAACTCATAAATGTCAGGATCATACTTGCGGTCACGATTTTCCATGAACAGTAGGTCTTGTATCTTTGTTTCGTTGATCCAGCCTTCTGGGTTGACTTCAATGCCAAGTGTAGGATCTAACTCCAGTCCACTGCCGTAGTTTGGTTCAGTAGGATCATTGCTGTTAAGCGTTTGTTTTGGGCCAACATATTTGTGTATATGAACAGCAGTGCCGCCAATATCAAACTGCTCACGAATATTTCTATCCATGAACTTGTAATCGTTGCCCTTAAATGGTTTGTAGAGACTTAAACGTGGCATATTTTTCCCCTTATATCGTATTTAGCTATTGACAAGCATTACGTAATGCTTTATAGTAAGATGTAAACAGAAACACTGGAGACTAAAATGGCTAAAAGTATTGGTGTCAAGATCCCTAAGAAAAAACCACGTGCTAAAGTAAACCGCAAAACTGGCTTTGCTGATCCAGTGTGGACTGGGTGGGAACGCTGGAGCGGTGAGAAGTTTCACCGTGAAGTAGACCGTTTGAAGTTCATGTATTACAATCAGGTCGATCCCAAAGATCTAATGCCTAGCGTATATCACTGGATGAAAGAAAACGGGTATACTCCCAAGCAGATCAAAGCAGCTAAAGCAGTCTGGATTAGTCCCAACGTTGCTATTCAGTGCAAGCTACTTGCTACTGGTATGCCAGCATACAATCCCAAACACGCAGAATACTGGGAGTCACTTCCTGGTACTGGTGACGAGATGAAGCCTGTCACTGACTTTGTTAAAAAGTATGTTGACCAGGCTGTTGCTGAGGGCATGAGCAAAGTAGCTGAAGTTGAAGCAAAAGAAAAAGCCAAAGCTAAAACGCATACTCCAAGCATTCAACAAGTTATGCGTGAAACAGCAGCCAACATGGCTGAAGCGATTGACGATGTAGTTGAGGACTTCATTCGCACTAATGATCCTGGCGTTGTAAAAGAGTTTGACCCAAAGTCAGTGCTTGTCAAAGTTCAAGCAAAAGCTAATCATGCTCGTATTATTCGTAAGTTTTACGAAGGCGACTATGCGGAGATGCAGCTCGTTAACAATGTACCCAGTGCCAGTCAGCTTAAAAAGATGACTGAAAAGGAGCAGGACGAGTGGGAACAGATCAAAGAAGGCTATTCCCACTATAGCACTGCCCAAAAGAAAGCAGCACTTGAACTGTTTAAGAAGATCATTGACGCTTGTGATATGATTATCGCAGAACAGAAAGTAACCAAGGCACCGCGCAAGATTAAAGCCAAGAGCCCTGAACAACTGACTAGCAAACTCAAGTTTAAGATTAGCGATAACGATTTGGCTATTACTAGTGTACCACCTGCACAGCTAATTGGTGCGGTTGCGGCAGTAGTGTATAACACTAAGAATCGTAAACTGGGTGTTTATATTGCTGAAGATGAAGCTGGGTTTGATGTTAAAGGCACCAGCCTAACTGGCTACAATGAAAAGACTAGCCAGCAAAAGACATTGCGCAAACCAGCGGAAGTAGTGGGCAAGTTTAAGAAAACAACCAAACCCAAGATGTTGCGAGAGTTTGCGGACATTAAGACTACTGAAACATTGCTCAATGGCCGCTTTAACGAAGAGACGATTATCCTAGCAGTGTTTAAGTAAAACAACCACATATACTAAGACGTAGGGAGGCTCACGCCTCCCTTTTCTTATAAATAGTAGTAAGGAGATCTATTATGAGCGCAAAAAATGATTTGATCAAAGAAATGGAACTACGCCTTGGTGGCGGCATGGTTGATGTAGAGCTTGACCCAGAGCATTACGAATTGGCTATTAAAAAGAGTTTAGCAAAATATCGTCAACGTGCAGAAAACGCAGTTGAGGAAAGTTTTGTATTTCTACCAGCAGTTTCAGAAGTCAACGAATACACATTGCCAAACGAAGTAACTGAGGTTAAAGACATTTATCGCAGAACTTCTGGTGGCATGGGTATTGGTAGCGGTAGTGATTTTGAACCATTCTATGCCTCATATATGAATTCATATCTACTGGGATCTGCAAGAGCAGGCGGGTTAGCATCTTATGATTTCCTTATGCAAAACCGCGAAACTATGGGTAGGCTGTTCGGATCAGAGATATTGTTCACATGGCGCCCACAAGATCACCGCATTATCCTACATCGTAAGCTAAAAACGGACGAAACACTAGTGTTGCACGTTTACAACTATCGTCCAGACGATAACTTGCTAAACGATAACTATGCTGGTCCATGGATCAAAGACTATGCGTTTGCACACGTTAAGTTAATGCTAGCTGAAGCACGTGGCAAGTTTAGTCAGATCGCAGGCCCACAGGGCGGTACAACAATGAACGCCGATACACTACGCAGCGATGCACAGGCAGAGATGGACAAGTTAGAAGTAGAGCTAACATTGTACAATGATGGTAGTGCAGGATTAGGCTTTATTATTGGATAAACTGCTAAGTTAACCCTATTTCAGCATGTTTTTCAGGGGTCTGCTATAAATAGTAGTAGAACATAGATTCTCGAATTTACATGTAAAAAGATAAGGAGAACTTTAAAAAATGGCAAATCTAGTTTCACCTGGAGTACAGGTCACAGTAACAGATGAGTCAGTTTATGGTCCAGCAGGTTCAGGCACAGTACCAATGTTATTCATTGCTACTGGCGAAAACAAAGCAGACCCAACTGGCACAGAAGCTGACGGTATCGCTAAGTATACCAAAGCATCACAAGCCGGAAAACCAGTCCTTGTCACATCACAACGCGAACTAACACAATACTTTGGGAATGTCGACTTCCGCAAAGTAGCTGGATCAGTAGTGCAGGGTGACGAAACAAACGACTACGGTCTTCTAGCAGCATATTCTTTCCTAGGTCAAAGTTCAGCAGCGTACATTGTACGTGCAAACGTTGACACAGCAGCACTACGTCCACAATCAAGTGAGCCAGTAGGTCCAGCTGCAAACAATACATACTGGCTAAATCCAGCAAATACATCATATGGTTTATTTGTATACAATGGTTCTAGCTGGGTATTACAAACACCAACAGTAGAAATCACAACAGGCGGCGGCGGCCCATCAGTGACAGTAGTTAATGGTAATTACCTAGTAGTAATTGATAATGGCGCAACATCAACAGAAATTTCATACTGGATTGGTCAAGGCGGCAATTGGGTAGCCCTAGACAGCACATGGAACGGCGGCGGCGCCCTAAGTGCAACTTATGCACCACACTATTCACAACCAGCAGCCGCCGTCGCAGGCGATGTTTGGGTTAAAACAACTCAGCCAGGTGGTGGTCTAGACTTAGATCTAAGTCTATATACTACATCAGCAGGTGATTTTATCCAACAACAAGTTCTATATGTACAAACTGCAAGTCCATCTGGTGCGTCATCAGACGTATTCCAAGATGGTAGTGTTGGCGCAACACGTAATTTATTAGAAGGTGATATTTGGGTATCAGTTCTTGATGGTGCATTGGGCATTGCTCGCTATGATGCTACAAATTCAGAGTGGGATGATATCGCAACTGATGATTCAGTAGCAACAGGCGGATTTGTAATCGCAGTATCAACTTCAGAACCAGTAGGCAATCCTACTGACGGCACAGTTTGGTACGATCCAGATTTAAACCAACTAGAAGTTTTTGAAATTGCACTTGATGGTGGCGCAAATAAATGGGCGCGCATCGAAGCAGTAACATATAGTTCAGTAGCACCATCAGGTGCTACTGCTGGAGATTATTGGGTTAATACAACTGGTGAATATCCAACCATTTATCGTCATAATGGTGCTGACTGGGTACTAAAAGATAACACAGACCAAGCAACAAATGCTGGCGTAGTATTTGGTGATATCTATGCAGATGAAACAAATGCTGGCGATTATGTTGCATCAGTTGATGTTCTACCAGGTGGTCCAAACCCACTAATCTTCCCAGTAGGAACAACAGGCATTAACATGTGCCGTTCAGGTGGTACAGTCCGTGTATACGATGCAAGTCTAGGTACAACTTGGAAATGGCGTAACCTAGCAGGCAATCACGCAGACGGTTCAGGCGCATTTGGCCGCAAAGCACAGCGTAAAGTTGTCGTTACAGCAATGCAAGCAAGTGCAAGTGGCACAGAGCTACGTGAAGATACAGTACAATTCCGTCTACTAGCAGCACCAGGTTACCCAGAACTATTTGACGAAATGGTAGCACTAAACAGTGATCGTAACGAAACAGCATTTGTTATTGTTGACGCACCATTCCGTGCTAACCCAACAGCAGCAATTGCTTGGGTACAAGGCACAAGTGCAACTGAAAACGGCGAAGATGGTCTAGTAGGACGCAGCACATATGCAGCAGCATACTATCCAAGTGTTCTAACAACCAACCCAGCAACTGGCGATAGTGTTGTTGCTCCAGCATCACACAGTGTACTTTACACATATGCTTACAGCGATAACGTTTCATACCAATGGTTTGCGCCAGCTGGTTTGACACGCGGTGTTGTACAAAACGCTTCAAACGTTGGTTACATTAACGCAGAAGGTGACTTTGTAGCAGTTTCACTAACACAAGGTTCACGTGATACAATGTATGAAAACAAGCTAAACCCAATTGCTCGTTTCCCAGCAGAAGGCATTATCGTGTTTGGTCAGAAGACACTAGCAGCAGGTGCAAGCGCACTAGACCGTGTAAACGTAGCACGTCTAACAGCTTACCTACGCGAGCGTTTTGCAGTTATTGGTCGTCCATACTTGTTCGAACCAAATGACACAAGCACACGTAGAAACGCAAAAGGCACATTTGATGGCTTCATGGGCAATATTCTAGCACAGCGCGGTGTATACGACTTTGCTGTTGTATGTGATGAAACAAACAACACACCAGCACGTATTGACCGTAATGAGCTATGGATTGATGTTGCAATTGAACCAACAAAAGCAGCGGAATTCATCTACATTCCAATCCGCATTGTTAACACAGGCGAACTAAGCTAAAATATAGCTTAAAATTATAGTAAATAGGGCGGTAGAAATACTGCCCTATTTTTTTGAGCAAAAAGCATAAATACATTATATAAAACAAACCTTAAAGGAGATTTATAAATGGCTGTAACAGTAAACTTTGGTGTCCCAACAGAACAGACTGGTGGCACACTTATGCCAAAACTACAATACCGTTTCCGTGTTTCATTCACAAACCTGGGCGGTCAAGGTACAACTGGTTCACTAGTAACACGCAACGTTGTTAGTGTAACACGCCCAGCTCTAGATCACGAGGACGTAACAGTTGATGTTTACAACTCAAAAATTCGTTTAGCTGGTAAACACACATGGCAAGATGTAACTCTTGTAATTCGTGATGACGTCAACAGTGACGTTATGTCGTTTATGGGCAACCAGATGGCTCGCCAAGTAAACCATGCAACACAAGCATCAGCAAAAGCTGGTGAAGATTATAAGTTCGGTATGAAGATTGAAATGCTTGACGGTTCACAAACAGACAACGTAATTGATACATGGACACTAGCAGGTTGCTTTATCCCAAGTATCCAATACGGTGATCTAAACTATGCAACAAGTGACGTAGTGCAAATTACTGCAACCATTCGTTATGATAACGCATCTAACGAAGGTGCAGGTGGTAATGATGTACTAGCATTTGGAACACCTGGAAAGGGTGATATCGCCGTCGGCGGCAACAACTAATAGAGACGCTTAAATGAGCAAGTTTCTAGGAGGAATAGCGGCAGATATCTACAGCCAGAGCAAATCAGGTAGCAGCAGCACACAGTCATTTATACCTAGAAGCAAGTTTCAATTCAGTGTTGAAATTGATTATCGCGGAGGGTCTGGAAATGCCATCCAGACCCTTCAGCTTACGAGAATTTCCGAAGTTCAGATGCCGGGCGTTATCTTTAAAACAACCATCATGAATCAATACAACAAAAAGCGTTTAGCTAATACTGGCGTTGACTATACTCCAATTTATATTAGTGCTTATGATACACGTGATGCACAAATTGAAGACTTCCTTAAAAAATACGCAGCATACTATTATGATGGTCCAATGAATGATACTTTTGGAAGAGCACAATTAACTGACGATATTATACAGGACAGTTTTGTTTTTGGAGCAAGTCAACGTGGCTTGAAATTACAAGACTCAAGATTCTATATTCAAAAAATACGTATTAAAAGAACGTCAAGTTCAGAAGACAACAACGTAATAACTTTGTTTAACCCTTTAATTACTGCGGTTCAAGGTGATACACTAAGCTATAGTGATAGTAATCCTGTACAGTATCGCATAGAATTTGCTTATGAGGGCTATGACATAAAAACATTGTAAGGATATAGCACATGGCTAAATTCCAAAATGGCGAATATGTGCCACAAAATCCAAGTAAATATATAGGCAAAGGAACGCCGCGTTATAGAAGCGGATGGGAATTAGCTGTATTTCGTATGTGCGACAATCATCCTGCCATATTAGGCTGGGGCAGTGAAACTCATCGTATACCATATAGGCATCCTATCACTGGAAAAAATACAACCTATGTACCAGATCTGTTAATAGTATACCAGGATCGTAATGGACAAAAACGTGCTGAGATAGTAGAAGTAAAGCCCAGTAAACAAATACTGGGTGAAGCACGTTCACAAATGGAAAAAGCCCAGGCAGTTATTAATGCTGCAAAATGGGAAGCAGCACGTGCATGGTGTAAAAGTCAAGGACTGGGTTTCCGCATTATTACTGAAAATGAAATATTCAACAAGCCACAGGGATCCAAAAGGAAGAAGAAGTGATACCAAAAAAACCAGATGTACCATATATGATTTCACTAGGTACAAGTCATACTGCTGGCGAATGCGATGAAACAAACCTAGAGTTAACCTTTGCTGATTATATAGCAGAAGACCTAGGATTAGAATTAATAAAGATAGGTTTACCAGGTTGTGATAATTTAGAGTTATTATTTGCGTTTAACAAACTACTTAGAAGCGGCATAATTACCGATGAAAATATGAAATTATTTATTTTCGAACCAAGAATTATAGATGTATCTGGCAGAATACCACTAGAAGCAGTAATCAACGATAATGATTTAGAAAACATATTAGATAGTCTATTAGAACATGATATTCATATACATCATGAATATTTTACAAAAGAATTTATTTCTTTTTCTTTATATTATTATGGTGGTACAGAAGATATAGATCAATGGATTAAAGATGGTATAGATGCAATCTACAACTTTACTGGTTATAAATGTAAACCACACGTGTACAGTAATAAGGCACTAAGTGATTACAGCAAGTATATAATAAATCATTCAAGTACATTTATGCAACAAGCCAATAACCTGGCATTAATAGAATCTGTATTAAATCATTTGAAATATACAAATAAGAATTATTTCTGGCTAACCTTTAATTTTATGGGGGGTTCATTATTGGATAAGATAATTAAGAAATACTACAATGAAAATTTAGAAAATACTTTATTAATGCACACCATAATAGAAAAATTTAAAGATATAGATAACGGAAATCTTCTTTGTGAATGTGAACATATGAATGAATATGGACACAAACATCTATATAATCTAATAATAGACAAGATAAAGGAAGGCTATTATGACAAAACGACTTGAAGAAGAATTTAATCTTCCTCCTATTGAAGATATTGAATTCAACTATGAAGATGATGAAGACGCTGAACCAACGCTGGAAGAAGTGCAAAATGAAATAGCGTTATATAAAGACGAGATGGCATTGACTGAACGTGTTGATGCAGCATTGCCTCTTGTACAGGGTTTAGAAGAACTTGATCGTGAAATGGATGAATACGCTACCAAAGCAATGAACACATTTGAAGAACTATGCGACTTGGGCAAGAACGTAGAAGATCGCCACGCAGCACCAGTATTTGACAGTGCTAGTAAAATGTTAGCAGCCGCTATACAAGCAAAGCAAGCAAAAATGGATAAGAAGCTAAAGATGGTAGAACTTCAAATGCGTAAACAACGTTTGGATATGCAGGAAAAAGAACTACAGCTTAAAATTAAAAAAGCAACTGAAGCTGATGATGAATATGATAGTCCAGCAATTGAGGGCAAGATTGTGGGTGATCGCGCCAGTATGATCGCAGAAATAATGGCAAAAATGAAACAAAACGATAAATAGTAATACTAGGAGACATGGCCATGAAATCTTTCAAATCATATTTGCAGGAATCTGCAAAAACATATACATATAGAATTAAGTTAGCCAAAGAGCTAACCAACGAGGAATTTGACCGTATTGAACGTCACTTAGTAAAGTACAACGTTCAAAAGTTTGGTGCACCAAAGAAACTAATGTTGCAATCAACACCATACGATTTCCCACAGCTACGTGGTTATGAGATCCATGTTGTTGAGTTTACTACAACTATTCCAGCGAGTGCATATCAAATTCAAACAGAGATTCAAAATTTAATTGGCATTAGCGACGGCTTCATGAAAGTGCGCAGTGACCAAGAGCCATTAGAAAAAGCAGAACAGCAAGCTACCGCCGAAAGCAATGGAAAGAGCCTCCTAGAAGATCCAAGCTACGGTGAAGCAGAAACTGTAAAAGCTGAAGATTATTATGGCGACAAATATAACACAAAGTTTGTACAAGAGCTACTAAAGCTACGCAAAGAAAAGGAAAAAGACAATGAATGATCTAGCTAGAATCCTAGGTCTTGCAGGTCTGGCTACAGAACAGAGCGTAGCAAGTCCAGCAGATCGCGAACTAAAAGAATACGGCGAAGAAGGTTGCCCATGCTGTGACGGCGGAAGTTGCATGTGCAAAGGCGATTGTCCAGATTGCAACTGCCATGGTAACAACGAATGGGATGAATCAGTAGAAGAAGCAGCAAAGCCAGACTTTCTAGATGTTGATGGCGACGGTGATACTGAAGAGTCATGGGAAGACGCTGAAGAGGATAAAGAAGAAATGAAAGAATCAGAATGGTGCGACGTATGTGGTAATGATACATGCAGTTGCACAGACACTATGGTTGAGTCACCAACAATGGACACAACACAACTAGTAATCATGATGCGCAACGCAGGCTTGAGTGAAGAAGTTATCTCACAAAAATTAGACGAGTGGGCAAACACCCCAGAGGGCGTTGGCGAAGTTGAACCAACTGTACACGGCGATGCATATGATTTCGCACAGAGTGTTAACCTAAGTCTAAAGCGTTATCTAGATGCACAAGACATGAAAGTGCAAGTCACTGAACATAAAGTTGAGGACATGAAAGCACTTTACGAAGCACACAAAGCAAAGAAATAAGTCCTACCGATAGGACAGACCAAAATAGCACCTACGGGTGCTATTTTTTTGGATAAATAGTGTTATGGCTAGAGGCACAGCAGATACAAAATTAGTTAAAGATCCGTATCAGAGAGAATCATATACCCCAGAGCAAATCCTAGAGATAGCAAAGTGTGTAGCGGATCCCAAATACTTTATGACAGAACATTGTTGGATTCAACACCCTACAAAGGGACGTATGAAGTTTAGTCTTTTTGATTACCAAAAAGAACTAGTTGACACGTATCACGACTACAAATACAGTATAGCACTTATCAGCAGACAGATGGGTAAGTCAACAGCGGCAGCAGGATATTTACTATGGTATTCTATGTTTAACGCTGACCAAACAATTCTTATCGCAGCACACAAATACAGTGGCGCAGCGGAAATCATGAGTCGTATACGTTTTGCGTATGAGACATTACCTGACTATCTACGTGCGGGCGTCACAAGCTACAACAAAGGTAGTATTGAATTTGACAACGGTAGTCGTATTATTGCACAGGCAACAACGGATAACACGGGACGCGGTCTTTCTATATCACTAGCATACTTAGACGAATTTGCATTCGTACGCCCTAGTATTGCACGTGAGTTCTGGACAGCATTGTCTCCTACGTTGTCAACTGGTGGTAAATGTATTATCACAAGTACCCCTAACCAGGACGACGACCAATTTGCACAAATCTGGCGTGATTCAAATAAACGTTATGATTCATACGGTAACGAACAAGAAGTTGGCATCAATGGTTTCCGTAGCTACAGCGCAGACTGGAAACAACATCCAGATCGTGATCAAAAATGGGCAGATGAAGAACAGGGTAAGATTGGTGAAGAACGTTTCCGCCGTGAACACTTAAACGAATTCATTGCATTTGACGAAACATTGATTGACAGTTTGAAGTTAGCAACAATGGAAGCCAAAGATCCATATGCAAAACAAGGACAAGTACGATGGTATAAACCACTAATTCCAGGACACATTTATATGGTAGCACTGGACCCAAGTCTAGGCACTGGTGGGGACAGTGCAGCAATACAAGTATATGAACTGCCAGGTATGAATCAAGTAGCAGAGTGGCAACATAATAAAACACCTATACAGCAACAGGTGCGTATTGTACAACAACTTGTAAATCAAATACAAAAAGAAACTGACGGAAAGAGCGAAATATACTGGAGTATGGAAAACAATACACTGGGAGAAGCAGGACTCGTTATGGTTGAAGAAATTGGCGAGGAAAACTTTGCTGGTACATTCCTAAGTGAAAGTAAAAAACACGGCAACACTCGCTCATTCCGTAAAGGATTTACTACTACACACAAGAGTAAGTTATCATCCTGTGCTAAATTAAAACAGTGGGTTGAAACAGATAAGATTGAGATTGCCAGTAAGCCATTGCTACGTGAACTTAAAACATTTATTGCACGTGGTAATAGTTTTGCAGCAAAAGAAGGCGAGCATGATGATTTGGTAATGGCACTTGTGCTTATTGTTCGCATGGCATTAGAAATAACAAAATATGAAGAAGATGCATTTGAATACTTGGGAACAAGTGACGATGACGACTATGATGAACCAATGCCAATGAGCTTTTTATGAGCAAATAGCATAAATAGTTATAACAACAAGGAAAACTACAGTGGAACAACTTGCAAGTGAAATATTCGCTATTCTAAAGGGTGCTAATTACAAGCTACGTCTGTTTACAGCAGATGGTTTGAAAACAATGGACCCAGAAGAAGCAACACGTTTCTATGCTTACGATCAGGATTTGATGGTATCAATACGTCAAGATGAAGCAAGAACAGAAGTAGTAGTCCAGGCTGGTGAGGGATACAATATTCCACGTAACTCAAAGTTACTTGGCGCAATTAAAGCCACAGCCCATAGAAATTTAGGTGAATATACAGTGAGAAAATTTGATAAAGCAATAGCCCCAAAAGACTTCGCACACCAGAGTGTAGTTGAAAGCGCATTTGGCAAAGCGTATGGTAGTATCAAAACAAGCTACGTAATGAGTCCACATGCTAAACTAATTATTAAGCATAGCAAAGGTGTTGACGAGAGCGTTAAAGGTTCACGTAGCCGTAATATTCACAGCTTGTTCATTGAAAGCGAACAAGGCGAGAAATTTGCGTTTCCATTCAAATACATGAGTGGCGCAAAAGCAATGACGATGCACGTCAGCGAAGGCGGTACACCATATGACGAAAAGGGCAAAGCGATCCTGGCAGTCTGTGAAGAAATCGCAGATCTAACCAAGTTTGTAAAGCATACACGTGCCAACAAACTTGTCAACGAAGGTAACGAGGACATTGTTGAAACAATTCGTAGTAGAATTGCAGAAAACAAGGCACTTGTTAAATCTCTGTCAACAAAAAGAGGTTATAACAACTTCCAGGTATCAGAAAATATCCAGGAAGAACAAATTGATGTTGACATTACAGAACAATTCCTATATGATACATTTACCGCAGAAGAAATGCAAAGAATCGTAAGCCGCGTAAATCGCATCGTATCAGAAGCAGGAAAGAGAGACAACATGCAGCAAGAACTTATTGGTAAACTATACGGTATTATCCAAAGCGGAAATCTGGGGATGTCACACGTTGACAGAAATGACCCAGAGAACCCAAACAACGAAAATCCAGCAAAATATAGCGGTCCACAGGGTGCTTACGCAAAACTTGCTAGCATGTTGTCATTCATTGCTAAACGTACAACTAATGACGAACTATCAAATGTACTAGGCGAACTAAGTGAGCGTGTTTTTAATCTAGACAAAGCATCACTAAACGTACTAGCAAAGTTCGTTATGTTTGCACTAAAGCCAAAGGCAGCGCCAGCGGCAGCAACTGAATCTGCTCTAGACGAGAGTGTATTGTTCTCACTACGCAAAAAGATTTCCTAATAGGTGATCTAAAAACTGCTTGACAGTGAGCAGTAATTGTAATACACTGTAAAGGCTAACATAGGCAATCGCGAACATTAGTTTGCAAAATTATATACTAACATAGGCTAATAAAGGAAAAAACTATGGCATCACTAGCAGAAATCCGTGCGAAATTACTCGCACAAGAAAATCGTCAAACTGGCACACGTTCAACAGGCACTGGCGACAACGCAATTTTCGCACACTGGAATATCAAAGAAGGCGAAACTGCAACACTACGCTTCCTCCCAGACGCAGATGAATCAAATACGTTCTTTTGGAAAGAACGTCAGATGATGCGTTTTGAATTCCCAGGCGTTAAAGGTGGGGATGAACACAAACCTGTAACAGTACAGGTTCCATGTATTGAAATGTGGAATGAAACATGCCCAGTACATGCTGAAATCCGTCCGTGGTTTAAAGATTCTTCAATGGAAGACCTTGCACGTAAGTACTGGAAGAAAAAATCATACATCTTCCAAGGCTTCGTAACTGATAACCCAACAGACGAAGAAAATCCAGAAAATCCAATCCGTCGTTTTGTAATCAGCCCACAGATCTTTAAGATCATCAGTGCTGCACTAATGGATCCTGATTTCCCAGAAATCCCAACCGATTATGAAAACGGCACTGACTTTAAAGTAGCCAAAGGCAGCAAAGGCGGCTATGCAGACTATGGTACATCAAACTGGGCTCGTCGTGAGCGTAGTCTAAACCAAACTGAACGTGATGCAATCGCACAGTATGGCTTGTTCAACTTGAACGACTATCTTCCAAAGAAACCAAATGCTGAAGAACTAAACGCTATCTTTGAAATGTTCGAAGCAAGTGTTGATGGTCAGCTTTACGACCCAGAGCGTTTTGCTAACTACTACCGTCCATACGGTGTAGAGGCACCATCGACTGGGGCTCGCACAACACCTGCGGCAGCAGCACCACGCCCAGCGGCCCCTGCGCCAGCGCCACGCCCTGCTCCTGCTCCAGCAGCAGATTACGATGACGAAATCCCATTTAAATCAAATGAGGAAGTAGCACGTGAGTCAGCGCCAGCAGCATCAGGCGATGCAAAACCAAGCGCACAGGACATCCTTGCGATGATTCGCAACCGTAAAGAATGATGAATAAGAATAAATCACAGGATGGCGCCATCCTGTGTAATTTACTACCAAGTTGTATTAAGCTAGGATTAATAGGCAACATTACTATTGATAAAATATTAAAAATATATTATAATGGAGATCTTGAGAATAGATTATTACAATACACTGAAGGCAATAAATTAAAAACATCTTCACAAAATTATATAGAAATAACGGATGAAGATTTTTTTGAAAAATATAGTCAAAGTATCGTAAAACAAAAAGAAATATCAAGATTACTACCATATAATAATATTTTAGAATATGATAATCTAAGGGTTGCCTCAATGAAACCCAATTGTATCTTACCAGAACATATAGATGATACAAAAACTTATAGATTTATTATAATGCTGAAAGGTAGACATATATTTAGATCAGAGGGTACGTCTGTAGAAATGAAAGCAAGAGATGTCTGGTTTATTAACCCAGCGAAAAGACACGCTATAGAAAATTCTTTCCTGGAAGAAAGAGTAGCATTGCTGGGATCTTTTGAGATCTCAAATAACACAACCGAATACTTACTACGTAAAGCACAGAAAATGGAGAAATATTATGGCTAATAAGCATCTAAGCAAACTGGCTACAGTTGATGAAGATTTTAACGTAGCACAGGCAGACAATGGATTTGTTGTATCCGTCAATGGGCGTGATAGAAATGAAAATTGGAAATCTGCAAAGATCTTGTGCAGCTCACTAGAGGAACTAACTGCACTTATCAAAGACATTACTGAGATGGAGCGTTCATAAACATGGCGCGACCATTTGACATTAGTAAATTCCGCAAGAGTATTACTAAGTCAGTGCCAGGCTTGAGTGTAGGGTTTAACGATCCAGACACTTGGGTAAGCACAGGCAATTATACTCTTAACAAACTTATCAGCGGTGACTTCAATAAAGGTATTCCTCTTGGCAAAGTAACAGTGTTTGCGGGAGAATCAGGTGCGGGTAAATCATACATTGCATCAGGTAATCTAGTAAGACACGCACAAGAACAGGGCATTTTTGTTGTTCTTATTGACAGTGAAAACGCACTAGACGAAAAGTGGCTACACGCACTGAATGTAGATACAAGTGAAGATAAGCTACTTAAACTAAACTTGGCAATGATCGACGATGTTGCTAAAGTTGTCAGTGACTTCATGAAAGACTACAAATCAGAGTATGCTGATAAAGACAAAGCAGATCGTCCTAAAATCCTTTTTGTAGTTGACAGTCTTGGAATGTTGCTAACACCCACAGACGTAGATCAATTCCAGAAAGGTGACATGAAGGGCGACATGGGCCGCAAACCCAAGGCACTTACATCGCTTGTTCGTAATACTGTAAACATGTTAGGCGAATACAATGTAGGTTTTGTTGCAACTAACCATACGTATGCAAGTCAAGACATGTTTGATCCAGATGATAAAATCTCAGGTGGACAAGGCTTTATCTATGCATCAAGTATTGTATTAGCAATGCGTAAACTAAAGCTAAAAACAGACTCGGATGGCAACAAAACATCACAAGTTCACGGCATTCGTGCAGCGTGTAAAGTAATGAAAACACGTTATGCGAAACCATTTGAAAGTGTGCAAGTTGAAATTCCGTATGAAACTGGTATGAGCCCATACAGCGGACTAGTTGATTTCTTTGAAGCAAAAGGTGTGTTAACAAAAACTGGTAATAGGCTACAGTACATTAGTCCAGTTACTGGTGAAGTTATTGCTAAATTCCGCAAAGCATGGGAAAAGAACGAGGACGACCATTTGGACCTTATCATGGCTGAATGGGATCAACTGCCAGACGAGATTAAGGATTCTGGCGGTTCACTGGAACAAGAAGAAATTGACTTAATTGTGGAGAATTCTAATGAAGCTGAATGACACTGATCTAGAAGCATTGATTTCAATCTATAGTGCAGCAAAACCACTTATTCCTGAAAAGGAACGTCTACACTGGGCGGAAGTGTTTCTTGACAGACTTGACGACTATGGCATTGACCTTCGTGCAAACAGCGAAGAAATTGTTGATGCATGTAATTATCTTGACAAAGCACTTGATATGCTGTTAAGTGAACATGATGAAGAATCATGGGAAACTGAAGACGAAGAAGATTGGGATTAAATGAGTTCATGGTATCGTAAAGTTACTGCTAACATGGGGGAGATCGTTAACGCGATCTCCCACTTTGAACAGCAACTAGCTGAAGCAAAATTTGAATGTTCAATGAAGGGCAACCTTGAAAAACAAAGTCGTGATATGCCTGGTATTGTTGAACATCGTTTCAATCAGTTGCAGGAAGTAGAAGCGATACTTGAACATTTAAACACCGAAATGCGTAAACTTCGCAGTCAGAAGTTTCGCAAGTTTTTAGAAGCATACAACAAAGCACTTAGTAGCCGTGACGCAGAACGTTATGTAGACGGTGAACAAGAGGTTGTTGATATGCAGTATTTGATTAACGATTTTAGCCTTGTGCGTAACAAGTTTATTGGACTTATTAAAGCACTAGAAGCCAAGCAGTTTCAAATCAATAACATTGTAAAACTACGAGCTGCTGGTTTAGAAGACATTAGTTTGTAACCTTTGTGACATTTGGTTACCCCAACTGCCTCCTACGGGAGGCATTTTTTTTCTTGACAAGACGCTTTGGTTATAGCATAATGAGTGTATGATTAGGACAGGACCTGTCACAGGGGCCAATATAGGACATATAGAGATGACTAAACAAGAACTACTAAACGCTGTTGCTGAATACAATCCCGTTCAAACACTTGCGATTGCGCTAAGTGTATACGACAAGCATGGATTTGTCCGCAGCGGCGAAGGCTATAATGTATACGACAGTGAAGGCAACTACACTCACACTGTAGAAGATACCAAAACTCAAGTTATGAACGCAATGAAAGCAGGTGAGCAACCATCCGCTGAATACCTTGCGCAGGCAGAACAAGTTAAAGAGAAGTTTGAAGCCAAGTTCATGATGAAGAAGTTTGGCAACGGACTCACTGATTTTGAGAACAACGTTGCTAAAGCATTTGCTGCTGGCAACAGTCTCACCAGCTTCCAAGTTGCTATTATCGCTAGTATCCCCAACATGAACAAGATTGACGAAAAGCGCAAAATGGTCGAGGATCGTATTGATGAACTACGACTCAAAAGCAAATATTTTGGACAAGTGCGGCATCGTTACGATTTGGAAGTTGAAGTACTGGATTGTAAATATATCCAGAACAGCGGCGTATACATGATTACCACCATCCACGCTAATAAAGACATCGTCAAATTCTGGTGGAGAGATCAGCCTGACATCAGTGATATTATTGAGGGCAAAACCATCCGTATACGCGGCACAGGTAACCGTCACGAGCATGGCAAATTTAGCCTAGCTGAAGAAACCCTGATTAACCGTGTAAAAATCCTCCCTTAATTGAAAAAAGTTGTTGACAACCAAGACACTTTACTGTATCGTGTAAGAGTAAGTTAACAGAGAACATAGGAAAACGAGATGGCTAAGATGGCTTTCAAAACGGAACGTAAGACCCGCACCCCCCGCAAAACTGCCGCTACCAAAGTTATGGAAGTGGATAACACTGTTGTAGAGTCCACTGAAACGGATGCAGAGATTGTAGAACGTCTGCGTGAGCGTTTTGAGATCCTGGACACTATGACCCAGATGACCATTGATGGCGTTGTTAAGGGCATGGTTGTTACTGGCCCTCCGGGCGTAGGCAAGAGCTTTGGCGTTGAGGCTGTGCTGGAAAAGAACAGCATTTTCGACAAGCTCGCAGGCAACCGTCTCAAGTTTGGTGTTGAGAAAGGTGCTGCATCTGCTATTGGTTTGTATAAGTTGCTTTACAACTATGCAGACCGCGGTCACGTGCTGGTGCTTGATGACTGCGACAGTGTGCTTTACGACGAGACTTCGCTGAACCTGCTGAAGGCTGCACTGGACAGCAGCAAGAAGCGCCGTATTAGCTGGAACACTGACAGCGCCCTGTTGCGCCGTGAAGGTATCCCTGATAGCTTTGAGTTTAAGGGCGCTGTAATCTTTATTACCAACCTCAAGTTTGACAAGGTGCGTGGTAAGATCAAAGATCACTTGGATGCTATTATGTCACGCTGCCACTATCTGGACCTGACTATGGACACGCCGCGTGAAAAGATCCTGCGCTGCCGCCAGATTGTTGCAGATGGTATGCTCAACGAGTATGACTTCACCAAGGAGCAGGAAACGGAGATTGTAGACTTTATCTCCAACAACCAGCACCGTATGCGCGAAGTTAGCCTGCGTATGGTTACCAAGGTTGCTGACCTGCGCAAGAGCATGAGCGACAAGTGGGAGCGTATGGCGGAATGCACTTGCATGGTGCGCCGCTAACACTACAAGTTACCCCAACTAGACCCCCCTTACGGGGGGTTTTTTTGTTAAATAAGATATGGCAACTTTTAATAGAAATCTGACGTTAGTATATCCGCCGGGCGCTGGTGGAGAATTTCTGGGCTGGGCAATAAGTACCTTTCCTGGATTCAATCAGGTAACACTGTGTGGAGTTTCAAAGAATAACAAATGGTCGTGGGACCCAGCAGTGCATGGTAAAGGTATATCTATGGAGTCTACTGATAGAGTAAATCATGAATTTATAGATAATGATAAAATAAATGTAAATAGAGATCATGGCGAATGTATCTTTTATCCTTATGAAAGAATTTCAATGATTGATACATTTTTAGATATCTATTATGATAGGTGGGGTACGGCAGGATTTATTGTTATTACTGATTTAAGTGGATTGGCACCCCAATTATCTATGCTAAAAAATAATAAGACTACTGGTGCATATAATTATTTTTTAGAAAGATTTGGTAATAGAAACTGTCTTACTATTGATATATCTGAAATAGTTCTGAACGACGGGGTATCTGATAAGATAGCAACGTTTATATATAATGTATTTAATGTGTCTATAAACCCATCAGTATTGGGATGGTTGATAGATGCGTGGAATCAAAAGAATGTTACATAGGCACTGCATATTAGTATGAAGAATAATATAGTAAACATAGTTTATTCATCTGGATCAGGAGGAGAATTCTTCACCTGGTTGCTTGGACAGCAACCGTTCTGTATGCCAGTAGGTATAGATATAGCCCCAACTCTTAATAAGTGGGAAGTTACAACTACCACCACTCCTGATCACATTTCATATGACGAACATGACTATAATGGATTCAAGTGCTATTTAGATGATATCACCTTCCACCCTACGTTAATAAATCTTGTTCGTAGCCATATGCATTTTCATGATATGCAAGATAAATCAATCATTGATTATTACTTGAAAGCATACTATGATGATTGGAATAAGGCAGTGTTTATTCATCTTGATCCAGAGACAGAAGAAGGTTTTAATTATTTTTTAAATCTGTCTAAATTAAAACTACAAGACAGCCACCCAAATAATAGAGACTGGCAAACAATGTGTGAAATACGACAAAGCAGAATAAAGAGTATTGGTGACCGTAATATAATTTTTGTTGATCCTTATAAATTTTTTATAACAAACTTTGATAATGAATTTGATAAGTTAATATATTCTTTACAAACATCATTTGATAAAAAGTTTAATCACTCAAAACCAACTGCTAAATTTTTTGTAGATATATGGAAAAAACAAAATACGTTGTTAAATTCTTGACACTTTACAATTTCTGTTATATATTAATCATATGAATTGCAATATTATTATCAAAGACGAAGTCAACTGCAAGATTGAAGGACTTGACCTTGACACACGGAAAAAGTGTGAAAAGGAGTTAAAGTTCTTCCTTCCACATGCCTATCACACCCCAGCATATAAACTGGGTCGCTGGGACGGCACTATGAGTTTCTTTACAGTTGGCGGCGTTACCTATGTTAACTTGTTGGATCGTGTGCTGCCCATTATCATGAACGCAGGCTACATTCCAAACATTGAAGACCATCGTACACACCACAACCTTCAGTTTGAAGTAGTTGATGAGACAACGTTTCAACACCACACTTGGCCCAAAGGACACCCTGTTGAAGGACAGCCTGTTACACTACGTGACTATCAGATTGAAGTTGTAAACAAGTTTTTAGAAACGCCACAGTGCTTACAAGAGATTGCAACTGGCGCAGGCAAGACACTTATTACAGCGGCACTTAGCTATAAAGTAGAACAATATGGGCGCAGTATTGTTATCGTTCCAAACAAGGACCTAGTAAAGCAAACATATGCTGACTATGTTAACTTGGGTCTTGACGTTGGCGTTTACTTTGGTGATAAAAAAGAGATTGGCAAAACACACACTATCTGCACATGGCAAAGTTTAAACAGTATTAAAAAGCGTTTCCGTGAAGGTGAGACGGACTTTGGACTACAAGACTTTATTGAGGATGTAGTGTGTGTTATTGTTGACGAAGTTCACCAAGCAAAAGCAGATGTACTTAAAGAAATGCTAACGAAAGACTTCGCACATATTCCATTGCGCTGGGGACTTACTGGCACTATCCCCAAAGCGCCACATGAGTTTGTAGCACTACAGGCAAGCCTTGGTGAAGTTGTAAATCAACTAGCAGCAAGTACATTGCAAGAGATGGGCGTATTAAGTAATTGTCACGTTAATATCGTACAACTTAATGAAACAGCAATATACCCAAACTATCAGAGTGAGCTAACATACCTCACCACAAACAAGCAACGCATGGATTACATCAGTGATCTCATACTAAATATTGCTGAGTCAGGCAACACTCTTATTCTAGTAGATCGTATTAAGAGTGGCGAGATACTTGTTGAGAATATTCCAGGTGCCAAGTTTGTACATGGCATAACCAAAGACAGGAAAACAACTTATGACGAAATTAATGAAAGCGACAATAGCATTACTGTTGCAACCTATGGTGTGGCTGCCGTGGGTATTAACATTCCTCGTATCTTTAACTTGGTTCTACTTGAGCCTGGCAAATCTTTTGTAAGAGTTATCCAAAGTATTGGACGCGGTGTACGCAAAGCCGCAGACAAAGACCACGTAGAAATTTGGGACGTGGCTAGCACTGCCAAGTATAGCAAGAAGCATTTAACAGAGCGTAAAAAGTTTTACGCCGAGGCGAACTACCCATATACTATAGAGAAAGTAAATTATAAATGAGAATTCTAACAGTTGAAAATACAACATATGAATTGGATGACATTCCAGAAACAGTAGACGATCTACGATATGGCGTGTTAGACTATACAAATCCTAAGAACGTAGATTACTTTTTTATTCCACTTATTTTCCTAGAAAGTTTCTACAGCCCTGCCGCAGTGTTGCGTGTAGGAGAATATACAGTTAATGTTCCACTGGATTGGAGTATTGTTATCTGTGATCCTGAAGTTGGCGATCCTGAAGTAGTTAGCTTAATGAGTTTAAATGATCGTGGATTTAAAGCATTTGCAATGAATCCAATTAACGGATTTAGCCCAAATTATCTTGACGTAGACATTACAAACATTTATACTGATATTAAATGGCATGCCCCCAAGTTAAAATTTGGACATCTACTGTGCATCCCGCTAAGTGATAAGCCTGAATCGCCCTGTATTATGATTGTAAAAGAAGCAGGTAAGATTCCAGAAGTATTAGACATCAATGACATCTGGTAAACTAACAATTAAAGAAGAGATGCGAGCTGTTGATACCAAGGACCGCCGTTGGTATGATAGCCTGTCAGATGAAGAACGTGCTGCATACGACAAACAACTGTGGATACAAATGAGATATGTCAGCAGTGTTAAGAGTAGTATCAAAGACTTTGAAGAGCATTATTTAGAGTGGACTAATGAACTAGTCAACACACATTTTAACACATTGCGTCATCATCCCAGACTACAGTTTCAATTAATGCAAGCACTTGGGTTAGGCAAGTCACAGTTTCATCAATGGATCGCTCCTGGCAAGCGTGGCACTGAGAATAAAGTATTCAAGTTCTTTGCTGATATGTATCCTAGTATGAATGATGAAGAGGTTGAAATACTACTGTCACAATACACTGAAGCAGAAGTTATTGATCTACTGGAAGAGACTGGTATGAAAAAATCAGACATTAAAAAATTACTAAAATGAATCATGCGTTTATTTACAGTAGTGAAGGACAACCAACTGGCGCTCTAGGATGGTTTTTACAGCAAAGTGAAAGCTATAAAAGTAATTTCTTTATCGTCGGAGAACATAATCTAGTGGAAGCACATTTACATCCAGATCCCTGGGATAACCACAGCAGTGATCCAGATCACTGGAGCCATCAATATATTGAATGTATTGAAAAAATGGATGAAGATTTTGCTTGGATTAATAGTTTTGTTAGTGGATTTACTAAAAGAACAATCTTTGGGTTAAGCTATGGTGCATGGTCTAAATTAATTCCATGGAAGAATAAAAATGTAGATCTAATCTATATAGAACCCACTGAACAAACATATCAATTGTTTTTTAATTCTTATTTACGGAGACCCGTGGATATGGATTTTGTAAAAGAGTCTATTGATATGCATGTTCATGATCATCATCAGGACGATCCAGTGTATAGAGAACACATATATGCCAGTGTCTATAATGATGCATTAAAGTATGCTGAACTTGGTGAACTTAGATTTTGGCAGCTACAGCACTGTTTTCATCACGGCGGTGCAGAAATACCATCGCCTGACAGGCATGATGAGATGCGTAAGATAACTTTCTCAGATAAGATAGCCCCTTATTACGAAAAGAATGAGAAAAGATGTATAGTTGTTGACATATTTAATTTAGATTTAAAAAACATTTGCGAAAAATTAAATATCATTTATAATGATAGGATGGAATACGAATACCAGAGGTTTTTAAAGTTTGCTGATGACATCGCACAAGTGTAATTACTGCAACAAAGAATTTAAAAAAGAAAGCACTCTTGCGGTTCATATGTGTGAGCCCAAGCGTAGATATATGCAGCGTGACGATAAAGATGTCCAGCTGGGCTTCCGTGCATATCAGCTTTTTTATCGCATTGGCACAAATAGTAAAAAAGACAAGAGCTATGATGATTTCGCTGGTAGCACATACTACAGTGCATTTGTAAAGTTTGGCCAATATTGTATTGATGTAAAAATTGATGATGTGCCAGCTTATACTTCTTGGCTATTACAAAACGGTGTTAAACTGGATAAATGGACTAGTAACAGAAACTTCACGGCGTGGATTAAGGAACGTCTGAAGACAGAAAGTGTTGACCGTGCTGTAGAACGTACTATATTGCATATGCAAGCGTGGGCAGAGAAAGATCTTAATAGACATTGGGCAGACTACTTTAAAAATGGGTCCACAAACATGATCGTTTTTGATATTTGTGCGGGTCGTGTTAGTCCATGGGTATTATATGCAACAACTGATGCACAGGATATGATGGATAGGCTTAATGCAGAACAAGCAAAGATGATTGTGGACTATGCAGATCCACAGTATTGGCAAGTACGAATGTTCCGTAATAAAGACGATGTAAATTGGGTACGCAGTATTTTTGAAAAGGCAACGCTATGATAGTAAACACTGATATTGACATTGATGTAGCAGATCGCAACAAGCTATTGCGACTTATTAAACATACTCCTGCAATGATGAACAATAAAGGCCGTAAGCAACGTCACAATACAGGCATTTACTTTCATGAAGTGCCAAACGATCCGTTCACTGGGTTGGCAACCGTGGATTATACTGAAGCTGAACAACTTGGCTTTTTTAAGATTGATATTCTTAATGTAAATATATACGAAAGTATTAAAGATCCAGCTGAACTAGATGAGCTGATGTCTATGGAACCCATGTGGGAATTACTTGAGCATCGAGAAGTAGTTGAAAAACTATTCCACATACACGGTCATTATGATATTGTGCAGCGTATGCGACCACGCAGTGTTGAACAACTAGCAGCGGTACTGGCAGTTATTCGTCCAGCTAAAAGATATTTGCTGGGTAAAGATTGGGATACTGTTTTTAGGGAAGTGTGGGTGCGACCAGAGGGTGATGAATATTTCTTTAAAAAAGCACACGCGGTCAGCTATGCAGTTGCTATTGTTGTGCAACTAAACCAGTTGGTTAAAAATTCTTCTTCATTAAGTTAATACTGCGGCGTTTAATACGTTTTGTAATACAGTCCTGCAACCGCACTTCAGGACCTGCTACTATTTCCATTTGCTTTACTGTAAAACTCTGACAAGTGTAACCAAATGGCCAACGATTTAGTAGTGCGATATTGATGGGAAGTTTTCTATTTGTTTCCCACCACCATTCTTCTCCAAGTGTTAAGAACATTCGCTTGTCTTCAATTGATTGTATGCGTTCATACATATACATACTGGCAATCTGAGTATCTATATTTTGCATAATGCCCAGATACTCATTGCCCGCATAATTGATCACGGTTAAAAATGGATATTCCTCAAGAAGATCTTTATATTTGTTGTGCATGTTACATCTATTTAGCACACCTATTTTTAGTTAAAAACACATAAATACTAATAACAACTGGGATAAAAATATGAGCAATTACAGTACAAGTTACAACATTAATCAAGCGGGTGATTTATACACCATTCAAGACCACGGCGTTGCTGCTGGTCTAGGACAATATAATTCAACACGTGGCACAACAGTTAACTCGCCAACAAACTATCGCAAGATGAAGTTGAATCGTGGCTTTGACAACCAGTTGTTTTTCTTTGTTAAGAATCAGGACCGCAAGCCAATACAACTTAACAATATAACAATTAATGCAAGTTTAATTTATCGTGAAACTGGTGTATCTCTAGTTAACAAGAGTTGCCAGATTACAGATTATGAACTGGGCAGTATTAAACTTGTAATTACAGCAAATGATCTGTTAAACGCTGATACTGGTATGTGTGGTCTAGTGTTATCATACACAAACGAGTTTGGTTTAGTTATGCCACTATACACTGATTTGAATATGCGTCCAAACTTTGCAGCAGAAATCAGTGATGACGCAGGATATATTCCATTAACAACACAGGTTATCACAAATTTTGCGAGCGGCACAAACTTTAACTACAGTAGC